TAAATGACATATCATAAAATTTAAGTGGTGTAATGCCTCTTATTTTATCTGGCATTTTGAACTTCGAACATTCTTTTAATATATCGGTATTGGTAAGGTTTAGGATCGGTGAAATCCTTGTCATTTCATTGAGTTTGGTTTTGCCGGTGATTATCATTTGAATAGATTTTTAATATTGAATGTATCCTTAATTAAATCTATTGCATCATTGACAGGTTCAAATGTATCTTTTGCGCCTCTTATTGTATCTTTAATTATATCTTTTAAATCATCCATAATTAACGTAAATTAAATAAAGTATTGTTTTGAAAAGAAATCCTTTTTATATTCGGTTCCCGGAAAATACATGTCGACAGGGTAAGTGTCTGTCAATTTTAGTTCATCCAATTTACCCCGGATAATTAAATTCATTTCTACCATTTCATTCCAGGCATCTGAATATTTTGTTTGAGATAAAACAACCTGACTAACTTCTGTTTGTTTAACCGTCACCCCTGAAGCCGTAGCAGTACTTTGATTGGTGGGTAATATCTTACAAAATACATAATTTGCAAGCGGTGAAATGAATGATACATCGTCCGTTAAATAATCAGTAACCTCTGACGGTACAACTTCACTGCCAAATAAATTTATAAGAAATTCCTTTTGGTACCGGGCAATATTCCGGTTTAATTCCATTATTTCATTGGATGCAATTTGAGATGATGGGGTATCTTTAAAGGGTGAAATATTTAGATAAGGTAATTTGAGTTTACCCCAAAAATATTGATAATCAATTATATTGTCCATTGGAAGTTGGTATTAAAAAAGGGTTAGTCGATTTGACCAACCCTTTATATTAGTTAATAAGAATTACTTTATTCTTTCTCTGCTTTAGGAGTTTTTTCTTCCTTTGCTTTTTCAACAAAATCTTTAGAGATTAGATTTTTTGCAACCTCGTCTACCAACTCAATTTTATTGCCTTTAACGTAATGTCCAAATGGTTTTAATACGGATACTTTCATGATTTATTTTTTTTATTATTATTGTTTAAATCAAGTCCACTATTAATTTAGTGGACTTGATTTATTACTATATTGCTGTAATAGCCGTAACCGTTGCAGCAACATCCGATACCTTAACAAATGCGTTTTTATCCACATCCTGAACACGTAAGTTTTCACGGGTATAAGCCATAATAGTTGTCATACCTGTTTTTTTATCGTCCTCGATTTGTGCGATTTCGATAACCAGGTCATCCCAAACGTACAATGTTGCAAGGGAGAAATCTCCCGCTAACAAAGTATTTGCAGTTACCAAAGGATTTTCAATTGCAGTCATTTGACCGATTGAATTAAATCCGTTACCCATCACCCACTGTGGGAATAAATAAGCACCTTGTAACGTTTTTGCATAACGAACTTTATCAAAGTCCTTACGATTTGCAATTACATAATTAGGCATTGCAGCACCCAGTAAGTCGGTATCGATTTGGGTTATGATCTTTCCCGCCAAATCAATTATATTTGCTTCGGGTATAGAAATACCGGTTGTTACAAATTCTTTAGCATAAGCTAAAATTCCTTTGATATTGTTTCCGGTTCCATCACCACTTAAAAGAGCTGCATTTTCTTTGAGTCTCATGTTTCGTTCAACAAGTCGTTGAATTTCACCAAGTACGAAGTCAACATCTTTTAATGAGTCCATACCGATTTTAAGCCAGTCAAATAAACGCTTCCCGCTGATGTTTTTTTCAACCCATGTTAAATTTGATGCTGTTCCGGGAGTACGTGGATCGCCTGCTGTTTCAGTTGCGTTATTTGTTACGGCCAATTGTTCATACCATTTTACTGATCCGTGTGTGTTCCCGCCCAACTGAACAACCTGAAATAAGTTACGTAAATAAGGCATACCCCTGTGAATTTCACCCGGTAAACCCGGTGCACGATAGGCATTCGTATCAGATGTTACACTTGCTCCTGAAATTGCCTTTGTGGTGGTCTTTATTTCAATACGTCCGGCACCACCTTCTTCAATCATTTTGTCAATTGCTTCTTTATTTTCGGTAAGCAATTCTTTCAGGGTTTTTTCAGGTGCGTTTCCACCTTGCAATTTCAATGCTGCGAGGGCTTCTCCTTGTTTGATGATTACCTTTTCAAGAGTTTCAAATGTAGTCTTATCAACTCCTTCTTTAAACTGCTTGTCAATATCAATCTTAAAATCTGCAAATGCTTTTGTAAGAGCTTCTTTAGATGCAAATTTATCCAATGTTGCGTTAAATGCTTTCAATTCTTCAGCAATTCCGGCTTTCATTTCTTCTGCTGTCATTTCTTTTTAATTTAATTGTTGTTTAAATAATTGTTTAAATTCTTCAACAGTGACCGTGTCGGCTGTCTTATCCTTATTTTGTGTGTCATCTGACGGCACAAATTCGTTTACTTGTAGTGTAGGAGTTGCACTATTAGATCCAAGCACAACGGCTGAACCTTCCACCAATTTAGCTTCAGTAACTGCCCAAAAATATCCCTGTTCGTTGGCACAATCAACGTTAGCAACCTGATTAATATATTTATCCCAATTGTCTTTTTCGCCTGAATAATAAGCATCCATGGAGTTGATACAAAGAAATAATGAAACATATCGCATCCCTACTGAGTGTTGTTTAACATATCCTTTCAAATACTGTTCAAACATGAATTCATTACGATCTTCACTAACTACCGAATCAAAAATTAACGCTTCTGTTTTCCCGGTGAACGATTCGCCAAGTTCAGACCATAACATTGATTGAGCCGTTGCGATTACCTCATCGCTGATCACATTTTCAAATTTTAAACAATGTTCTTGAATGTGATAAATTAACTTTTGTTCTTTTAATGTTTTATTCCAAAGTCCCGGTATATGTACGTCCCCGTGTGAGTCAAGTAAGTTAGTAGTATTGATTACAATTTTAACTTTTAGTTTATCAAGTTCGGGTGCTTCAATTTCTGCAATTGCCTTATTTATTCCCGATTTAGTTATTCCGGATGTTGACAAAGAACCATAAGATAAGGCATCAGCGCATTTTAATGCTGCTTTTTTCTCTGCCATTAAAAGACTTTTATTGTCCTTTAAATATTTAAAAAGTTGATCCTTTGTTGCAAATTCTTTCATTTATTGATTATTTGATTTGAATCAATTTGTTTTTTCTTTTGTTCGACAATTTTTTTAATGTCCTTGTCGGTTAATTTTTTGTCCTGTGGTATCATTTTATAAAATCGTTAATTACAGTTACTGCATCCTCCACCTTCATCATTCCATTAGTTACAGCCAATACACATCCATCAACCATTGTCTTAAATCCCATCGCTGAATCTTTTGTCGACTTCTGCATACATTCCAAATGTGAATAGTCATAATAGAATTTATATCCATATTTTTCAGAATCAAAAAGAACATCATATGCCTGACTTATTACTTCTGAGTCTGGGATAATGGTATCCTCATAAAATTCAGTTTTGGCTTCTAAATAGGTATTAAATTTTGTTGTATCTGGAAGTCCAATTAAAGGAATTGGAATTCCAAATGCCTGAGATATTGCCCTATGATCTGCATTTTCGCCATCAAATAAACCTAATTGCCTGACATCCATTCCAATTTTGGAAGCGGTTGTTGGATATTTAGAAATCATTGTGCTGAATTGATTGTTTAGCAACCCATAACGCTCATAATCTCGCTGAATTTCAAGTTTTTGTTCGTTGGTAAACTCATTACCCATTCCTAATTCGCCTTTGCCTGCTTGAGGGCTCAACAGTACGTCTGCTCCTCTTCGCTTAATCAAATGGTTTCGGCTTTCCAAAGATCCAATTATATTTTGTATTGGTTTTCTTAACGCATCAATTCTCGATTTTGGCTGCATTTCAAAACCTTGCGTAAGGTTGCAGCTCGTATCCTGTATTTCATAAATCAAATCGGTGTCATCACCGTTTAACATAAATGTCATTCCAAAAATGGTAATCGAATAATACCGGATTAATTTTGCTTGGTTGCTTAAAATATTTGAAGGCTTATTGTAGGATATTGTGATACAATTGTTAGGAATGATTATCAGTCCTGTAATTTTATCATAGCCTACCGGCTTCACCTTGTAAACATAGGCAGCACCATATACATTGATAAACGTTTCGAGCGTCCGCTCAAATTGGTTTTTTGTTTGGTATGCGTTTGGCTTCCTGAGTACTTTCATTGCCTCATCAAACGCCTTTGATGTGATTACATTTTCATCTTTATCAACACAAATCAATTTTCCCTTTGTAATTGCCTGAGCTTTTTTATTAATAATTGATTGAAGTGGGGGGCAATTGTCGTATGCTGCTGTCTGAAAAGATGTTCCTATTTGATTAAAAATGTATTTACTATCTGAATTGTACGATCCTGTAAATGCAGAAAATTGGTCATCTGTCATTTTATCCATGTTTGAAAGAGTTAAATTCTCTTTCAATA